TGGTGTTCAATCAAAATAATAAGTTTCTCACCTTTGAACAATCTCTTAGAAATCACGTAAACTCTCCAGAGATTGCAAAGAGTGCTTTCAGCTTTGATAGAGACACGAACACATTGAACCCGTACACCGTCAAGTCAGACTTCGCCATGTACTCGTGGTCGATGTACCCAGAGAGGTACTACCCCACAGGTCAGGTGAACATGTCTCGAATCATTCATAAACTTTTAGACGTGGAAATCCTCCCGTTATACGCCGGGTACGACAACACGGTAAGAGTGTACGCCGAAAACTATAACGTCTTGCGCATCGAGCATGGATTGTGTGGTTTAAGATATTAATCTACTCGTATTATAGGAATGGCTGGAAGAATTCAATTGGCCACCACAGGCCCTCAGGACCAGTTTTTCACACTGCGACCAGAGTACACGCACTTTAAAGAAAACTTTCGGAAACATGGGAACTTTAGCACGGAGTTCGTCGACATCGAACCCGAACAGGTGGTGGACTTTGGGAAGACCATTCGCTACAGTCTTAAAAAAGATGTCGGAGACCTGTTGCGCACCGTGAGTTTTCGATTCACCCTTCCAGCACTCAACCAGAGCGACGTGGGGTACATAGAATCCGTGGGACACGCGCTCATCGAACGCGTGGACCTTCTCGTCGATGGTCAGATTGTTCAGCGAGTGCACTCCGACTGGTTGCAGTTGTACAGTGAACACTATTTCACACAGACTAAACAGAACGCGTTGTACCACCTGGTCGGGAAATACCCAGAACAAGTGGCGAGTCTCCCTGCATCGCACAAAGACGTCATAGGGTATCTCGGAGAATCGACGGCGGACGTCGATTTCTACGTGGACATCCCGTTTTACTTTTATAGAACACCCGAGCTCGCACTGCCTCTGTGTGCCATGGACGACGTGGAAATCGAGGTGAAACTCCGGGACATCGCCGACCTGGTCGTGGACGTCACCGATGGGAGCTTGCCCACGCTTTCCGCGCAGTACACGATTCCCGCGTACACCATGCAGTGTGAGATGGTTTTTTTGGACACGGTTGAAAAGGAAAATTTCCAAAAGACCCCCAAAGAATATTTAATCACACAAAATCAACAAAACATATTTGTGGTTCCCAAAGGTCAGCACACTGCCAGGTTTAAATTAGATTTTACCAACCTGGTGAAGGAGTTGTATTTCGTGATACAGTCCAAGGGTGCACGAGTCTTTGATTACGACAACTACCGTCAGACGACGGAGGAAGGGCAGTTGGTGTTGTACGAACACCTTCGCTACCTGACACTCACCTTGGACGGTGCAGAGGTGTTGAACGAGTACACGGGTGCGATACCTTTCGTGAAGGCGGTGCAGGCGGCGATTCACCACGCGAAGACCCAGCTCATACGAAGGTTTTACAGTTATAGTTTTGCCCTCGAACCCGAGAAACACGAACCCACGGGTCAGGTGAATTTCAGTGTCATCAAAGACCAGTTGTTAGGGCTAAACCTGAACAAGAACACTCTACACGACAGAGAAGTGCGCGTGTACGCCAGGAGCTATAACATCCTTCGCGTGCACGAGGGAAAGGGTAAACTTATTTTTAACGTACAATACTAAATACGATGAAAACAGGATTCGGTGAATCATCGGGGGCGTACGAGATGCGCCAGGCCGAAGCCCTCGTGAATATCGTGACCCCGGTGTTAGAAAAGAGTATCTTGTTGGCGTGTAAGTACTGTCGCGCATGTGGACGCGATACCGTCTCCGCCAAGGATGTGGAATATGCTGCAAAATACTGCGCCATGCACACTGTCGGCGAGGACACAGGCTCCGTACTAGATGACCTCGAGGACGATGACGAGGACGAGGACGAGGACGACGAGATTGAAGTCGTCGATGAGGAGGTGTTCACCCGTTACGAAGGTCATGACCCCACACTGCAGGCCGTAAACCAGGCCTACGACACTTGGCACACGTGGGAGCCGACAATTCCCGTGGAAATAATGTTAAAAAATGCTATAGATGGAGGTGGAGGAGGGGGATGAACACCTTCCGGGTTGGGAGAATACCCACTTCAAAGCCATCTTAGATGATTCTTCGTCGTCATCTGATCCAGATTCAGATGAGGAAGAAGAAGAAGAGGATGTCGTCCCAGTACCCAGGGGGATGACCACTACAAACTACAAAAAAATTGTAACAGAAGAAGAACTTTTACCTGAATAAATATTTTTTTTCTGACTTAATAGTATAATTTTGCACCATGGCTGCCATTATTGACACCACGCCCACTGTCGTTGAAGAACCGAAGGTAGTCGCCCCCGTCGTGGTCGAGTCTGCCCCGATCACCGAGCGTGTCGTCGCCAGTTTCGACATGCTCTCCAAGCAACTCGAATCCCAAAGCTTGAACGCCCTCACCTCGGGCTTTTTCTTCGCCGCCGCCCTCGCGTGGATGGACGTGAGCCGTTCCGTCATTGGTCAATTCATCAAGGGCAACAAGAACGGTATCTTGCCGTTGAGCCTCACGGCGTTGGCCACCACCTTGCTCAGCATCTTGGTGTTCATCATCATCTCCTCTGTCAGCCCGCGCGTGGAGCGCCCGACGGGCCCGGTCTACGCGGTCGTGGGTCGATAAGCGTCAGGAGAACGATACCCAACAGTATAATCACCCCAATGGGAATCCATTTATACAGGTCGGTCTTTTCATCAACATCGACCTTTATAGGTGGCGGGAGTACCAACTCCTCCGGTTCGACGTGTCTCGTTAAGTTTTCCAGGCGGTCCGTGGAACACGTGATTTTAAATTTCAACGCGTGTTCTTGATTTCTAAAATCATAGGGAATGAGTTTTCCGTGACTCATGTAAAAAAATTCAATCTTCAGGGTATCCATCACCTTTTGTGCCCCGCCGTGGAACTCGTACACCAGGGGGTCGTCGTTGCCTCGAAAGTCCAGGACGTCGGAGCCGTCGAGGAGGAGCTTCCCGGTGTAAAACGGTGTTCCCGTGTACACGTGTTTCGTGAAATCATCAGACCCCGTGGTGAGTCGGAGACAGAGGGCGTTGGGACCTGAAAAGTTCGCGGGTCCACTGCGCACCTGGTACGAGGCGTTGGAACTCACGTCTGCAGACCCGAAACCCATGAGTTCGTGCGGCGTCGTGCGGTCCGTGACGTTGCTCTGGTAGCCGTGTGTGCCGGTGTTAAATTCAAACGTGAAATGACCCTCGCCGAGAGTGTTTGAAAAAAGGAGGGTGTGGTCGTCAAAGTACGTCACGACGTCCACGTTCGAGTTTGGTGGCGCCAGTGCAGTCTGCAAGGCGTCCGAGAGCACCTGAACGTTCGCATAGTCCCTCGTGGGGAGGGTGATGTTTGTGCCATCTACACTGAAGGTTTGATTAGTCGCACACACGTCAAACTGTTTCGTAGGGATGCGGGCGGACACGAGTTCAATCATAGACACGTCGTAGACTGGGTTTTCCAGTGTGATGACGTAGCTATTGGCGTAGGCGTACAACGTGGGGTCACGCTGACTGCTTTCTACGTCCAAGGTATGGACCTTCATTAAAATTAATGCACATAATTTTAATGAGTGTTTCTATGTGAAAAAATATACTATTTAGCAAATGCTCTGCGCAAACGGGTTGTTCATCAACTGCTTCTTGGTGGCGTTCAAACTCTCGGTCGTGGCGTACGGGTTGGCTTGACCCTTGTACGGGTTGAGTTGGTGGTAGTCCGCGTTCTTGTACTGTTGCGTCCACGCCCCGTTCGCTGGGTTCATGCGTCCATCGACCCGGGTGCTGTCCATGCGCACGGACGTGAGCTTCCCACCTTGCTTCAAGGCGCTCTCGCGAACGTTCATGCGCCCTGGGTTGCCCATGCGGTTGTTTTGTCCACGCTTGTCCTCCGGTCGGAACCCGTACTTCATCAAGGTGGCGTTGTCTCTGGTCTGCGCCGCCGCTTGGACCGCCGCGGAGTTCACGTAGGCGCCGTGGAAACTGTGGATGCCCGGTTGCACTCTGTCCATGTAGTTGAACTGTGCGTCGCTGATGTCGCTCTTGTTGCGCGTCGGTTCCTGGGCAATGGTCATGGCCGAGGTGAATCTCTTCGGTGGTGCGTGTTGCAACCCGTCCGTGCGCATGCCCGTCTCCGACCTGTTCGTCGTGCGCTTCGTCTTCTCGTGCTCCTGTCTAGGAGTGATGGCGCTCATGCCCTGAGCGCGACCGCGCGTCGGGGGAAGCCTGTCCAAGAGTTCCGTCGAACGTTCCGGGCGGTTCTTGGCGACATCACCCACGATACCTCGTCGTCCACCCATGGTGTCGGCGCCGTGGTTCACGCGACCTGGAAGTTGCGTGAGCTTGTACTCACCCACATTCGTGGGCATCACTCGGTAGAGCTGCTGGAAACCACCGACGGCGGCGACGTCGGGACCCACACCCAAACCAGGACCGACCAACTGCTTTTCCACCGGGGAGAGGTTGTTCATGCGCCCCTGGTCGTAGAGACGGTCTCGCATGTCCAATATTTCGCCGCCTGACGAGCGTTTCTGCGGCAATACTTCACCGAAACTCGGGACTTCCACTTTGTTTTGATACTCGATGGAACCCAAGTTTCCACCACCAAAGTTAAAATCATCATCTTCGTCGATGATGGGCGTGGCCGTGGCCGTGGCCGTGGGGACCGCCGGCGCGGCCGAAGCCTGGGTCGAGGTACTCAAGACCTTGCCAGCGTACACCAACGCTGCGACGGCTGCGATCGAAATGGGGTCTGCCATTCTTATTGTTTACTAATATTTTTATTATACCGCTGCTGGAATAACTCGTTTTGCACATCGGCGCGACTACTCGCCGGTTCGAATTGAGGCGTACGCAAGGGAAGCTTGCACGCCATGTCGTTCAGGGGGTAGAGGTTCTTTTCGTAGGTGAGCACCAACGGCTTGTTGAACCGAGAGGTGCTCTGAGGACGCAACTCATCGGAGGTGTCGATGTACTGCGCCGGGGAACCCTTACCCGCCATCAACGGCGCGGTGCCGTACAGCATGGTGTTCGGGCGTCCACCGTCGGCGTAGTTCAAAGAACTCGGCTGAGGGTACACGAAAACATCGTCCGTGGCTCTCTTGGCTGGGAGAGCGCCCGTGTTTTGAACGATGGAAAGGCCAGGCTGAAGTTGGTACGCCATTTTACTATTAGTAGAGAAAATGATTAGCGAGTATCTCCGGCGAGAGACAAACCTCTGAATGCCTCAAGTTGGGTTCCTCTGGCGTTCGGGTCGCACGACGCCATGTCCCCAGATTTACACATTGGACCGAATTTTGGACCGTAGAGCCACTCGGCGTAGGCCGTCTGGTCGCCTGGGATGGTGGTCACGGGCATGGTCACGAACTGTCTATTTGACGCACGTCGTTGGTATTCTGGAAGCGACGAGCGCGAGCGACCACCGTCGTATTGAATCTTGTCGTCGCCAAAGTATTTCACGTGCGACTTCATCGTGGGGTAGTAGCACGCACCATTACGCGCTGGGTTATCCGTGAGTAAGGCGTTGGCCATCGGGTTGTTCGACGTCGGAAGCTGGCAATCGCCATCGAGGCCCAAGGTGTCCGCGTTCGCGACACGCGCGGAACCACCCTTAATCATGTTCGAACGGTACATGACGTAGAGGACGCCGAGGACGGTGCCACCGAGAATGAAAATGCGCGGGTCGCGTCGAATCAGGTAGATGATGCACGTGGCGTAAATCACAAAACGAGACGCGGCGTTCAGTCTATCGGCTGGGGTCTGGTTGTTTGTCGGCCAAAATTCTAAAACCTTGTCCGAGCGAACGAGCTCTTTGAAATCTTCAAACCAGGGTTTCATTTAATATAACAAGAGGTTTATTTTTTCAACATGCCACCTAACATATTCATGAGTGCACTCGGGTCGATGCCACCAGCACCACCACCGCCCTGCATTTTGTCCGCACAGTCCTTGGCCAAACCCTCGATGGCCGAAAGCGTTTCCGCTGGGATTGACGTGATGGTCACGCCAATCATGTAAAGGGTTTGCAAGTATTGGAAGATGGCACCGCGAGTGGCCTCACTCGCACTCGACCAGTTAGCCTTCATGTTGAGGTCATTCAAAAAACCAACGTCCTCGTCGAGAAGGGTTTCATCGCGCTGAGAGATGCGATCGGCGTAGGGACCGATGCCAACCATGTACGTCTCCACAATCTTACGGGGGTTACTCTTTCGGAGCAGGTCAAATGACGTCTCGAACTTCTTGATTCCCTTTTCCTCCGGGAACGCTTTCCCGAGCTCACCGAGAAAGTTCGCCATCATTTCATTGAACGCCGAAACAGAAGCCATTTTTACTATTGTATTAACAAGGAATATCTTTAAGCGAAATTTAAAATGGTTCCATGGAAATGGTCTCACGTTGACCGATGCCGTTGGACACGATGAAATAAATCAAGATGGCGTTGAGCGCCGCCGGCTTCGTGTACTGCGCGAGCTGGAGCTTACCTTCGTTGTTGAGTTGTGCCTTGAGGTGGATGTAGCCCGCGGTGATGGCGGCACCAATGAGCGCGGCGCTGAACGGGTCTCGGAGGTAGTCTTCCATTATTATATTACCGTGAGGTTTTCTTTTTTAACGTCGACGGTCAGGGGCATCACCGAAAAGGACGCCATCGTCTTCGTTCTCGACCATCGGTGGCACGTCCTCGTCGGGTTCATCGACCGAGGGCACGTCAGGGATCGTCTTGAACTCGTTTTCCAAACCCGTCGGTTCCACCGGAGCCTCGGGTTGTGCTGGCTCCGGCTCCGGCTCCGGCTCCGGCTGTGGCTCCGGCTCCGGTTCGGGTTCCCCTTCGTACACCTCTGGGTCTTCGGTGTCTTCCGGGTACGCCAGGTCGATGTTCTTCTCTGCATCGGGCGAACTCATGTACGTCTGCAAAATTTGTTGGACAGGGATGAGTTCTTTCACAGAGGCTTCGATGCACGCAGAGAAACGCTTGGTCAACACCTCGTCCCTGGTGTATTCGCTCTGTTCCTCGTGGTACACGTACGGGTCCTTGTACACATCCTTCGCGCAGTTGTTGTAGCACGTCTGGATGAACACCTCATTGGTGGGCAACTTTAAAGAAATCTTTTGACCGTTGCTGTTCAGACGCACACTGCTGAGAATCTTCGTACACGCCACGAAGACCGCGGCGAGGAGGTCGCTGAACCACGCACACCTGTTGCTGATGTTATCACTGTGCTGCTTGGACATCGTATCACTCCAGTTGGGCACTTCTTTGAGAACTTTTTGAAATTGAATGAGGACCTTCTTTCCCTTACACATGGTGACCGCCTCCTTGTACATGTTTTCAAAAGTCTCGATCATGACTGGCACCATGATGATGCACAATTGACCGAGATATTCCTTCTTCGCTTCAACGAGTACGTTCAAATTGTCCATACTATACAATGAGCTGAAATTATTTTAAGCCTTCTTGTACGCACTCGCAGCTTTTTTCAAATTCATCAGTGTGGGAAACTCCGCTGGGAGTTCTGGAAGCGCAACCTTTTCGGTGGAAGCCGCCTTGCGAACCTTTCGTTTGGAGATCCACGACACGTACAGGTCCACGTCACTCACCAGTTGGACATAGAATCCACCTCTGGTGAACTGACGGGCGAGGTACCGCGCCGCCGCTGGTCTGTCAAACTTTGGATAGCCGATCACGTAGGTGGGCACTCGAAGAAACACGTATTTTTCCCGACCCATCTCCACCTGCTGTCTGATTTTACGTTCAAACTGTTCGTAAATTTTTGTATAAATCTCTTTACGTATCTCTTGACGTTTGACATCTATCTTTTGAATCTCATGGATGTCTATCATCTGCATTTATTGGAGTTTTTCTTTCGCCTCCTCTAACTCACCCACCGTGGGCGCGACCTTGGCCTTCACCAAGTCGTAATCAAGAAACTCCACCGCCACGTCCTGCACGTACGGGCTGATGTCTTCTGGGGTCTCGGCGTACATCGGCTGCGAACGCAGGGAGAGCACGCGGACGCTCTCGCCTTGGACGGAGAGCGTGGACACGACAGAGAACCCATAGGCGAAGCCCTTGGCGCGGACGCACATGAACATGCACTTGTACACGTCAGGGCCGCCTTCTCTGGTGAATCGCTTCACCGCGACCGTTTCGATGATGTACGAGCAGTCATCCGTGCGTCTGGTGATTTCCTCGTTCGTCGCGAGCACGAGTTTCTCCATCAAGTCGTGGTTCACGACCGCCTCCTTCTCTTCGTACGCAGACGTGTCGAATCGTTCGTCGTCGAGTGTGTACTTTTCCTTCTTCTCATAATTGGTCACAAAGTAGTAGTAGGCCACGGCTGCGGCGATGATGAACAACAGTGCAAACATTACTACTAGTACGCGTTATTTTTTTCATAGAAAATATTCTTCTATATTGTAAAGAATGTCACTCCTGATATTCAGCCCAAAGTGCCAGCACAGTCGGGAACTGATCGATTTCATTCAAGCCCGTCCTCAGCTGAAACAATTGGTGCACTATCACAACGTGAATCAGCGGGGGATTCCGCCTGAATATAAACACAAAATCACACGGGTCCCCACGATGTTGACGAAAAATGGAAAAGTCCTCGTGGGTTCCGAAATTAAAGCCTGGCTCATGTCCCTCCTACCGAACGACGAGGTGTCGCACATGGACATCGGCGGGTTCTCGTGTGGGATGACGTCGCTGGAGAACGACGACGTCGTCCGCGACGGCTTGGATGGTATCTTCGAACTCGACCAGTACGGGTCCACCCTGCAACCGGCGATGACACCCGAACTCGAGGCCAAAATTAATAGAAGCGTGAATGACGCATATAATCAAATAAAGAATTAACGCGTTCGTCCCACAAAGACGAGTCATGAAACTCGTGACGATACAATCCACCGCTGTGAAATCGGTCTTCGAGGTGCTTAAAGAAATCCTCAATGACGTGAACGTCTATTTCACACCAAAAGGTGTCTCGATCGTCACGCTCGACACGGCGAGGACCAGTCTCGTGGACCTCCAGCTCTCCGCCGATAACTTTGAAGAGTACGAGTGTCCTGAGGAAGGCATCATCGCCGGCATCAACATCGCGAATACGTTCAAACTGTTGAAGAGCATCACGAACAATGACATACTCACGGTGTCCATCAAAACCAAGGAGTATATGAATATCGAGATTCTCAGTGAAGCGAAAAAATCAAAGTCAAAGTTTGAACTCAAGTTGCTCGACATCGATGAACATCAGATTGAAGTCCCCGAACTCAAATGCGCGTGCATGACCACCATGCAGAGCGTGGACTTTCAGAGGATATGTCGCGACATGGGAAACATCGGGTCAGAGATGGCCATCTCGAGACACAAGAACATCATGAAACTCACGTGTGAGGGCGACTTTGCAAACCAGGAAACCACCATCGAGACCGTCGAAGATGTCGACGATACCGTGTCCGGTGTGTTCTCCCTAAAGTATCTCAATATTTTCACCAAAGCCACGGGGATGTGCGCCTCGGTGCAGTTGTTGCAAGAAAGTGCATTCTTGATATTACAATATAACGTGGCCAACTTGGGCCATCTTAAGTTCTACTTGGCCACTAAGGCAAGCGAAGGTCCGTAGTGTACCCACCCACAGTAGACACCGTCTTCTTCATGCCAAAGGCGTTTGTAATTTGAATTTTTGGATACTCCTTTTCGAGCGTCTCCTCATCGTAGTATAACAAGTCACTGAGACGAACTTTTTCGTTGTGAAAATCTCCACGAGGACCCGCGTAGCGTTTCACCTTTTGCGTCACGTCCCGCTTCGGCTTGTCGTCCTCGTCCACTAAAGTGGCGCGGACGATGGGCATCATGAACTGCATCTCCTTCGGAGGTTGCGGCGGGGGCCATTCAAAGTCCGTGTCGTAGCTGCAGTACTTGTATCGCTCACCATTGTACCAGTACGACAGGCGAGTCAGTGTTTTGGTCACGTTTTGTGGGATTTCAGTCTCACGGAAGTCGGTGCCGGTGACGTCGACGTAGAATGAGTGCACGCCCTCGTCCTGCCAGTACTCCGCCTCTTCCATCCAGAAACGGTCGTTGATTTCGTACTTGCGTTTCGGGTCGATGTCGTATTCCAAGAACACCTTGCCCACGGAGTAATCCGATGCGATGAAGATGCGTCGGTACACCGCGTATGCCCAGATGATAATATTAGTTAAAAGATTCGACATTTACATATTTATGGAAGGCAATTTTTTAAGTCGTTTCAATAATAAAATTGATGAATGGAACACCATGATACGTGATGACCCCTCGAATAAATCAAACTATGAACACGACATGAGTCAGTACATCATCAAGTGCATGCCATACATGAATGAGTACGCGGAAGAAGAACGGGAAATCACGAGCACCACCGATAACGTCTTTAACGTCAAAGAGACCGCCGGTCTGGCACGAGGTAGTTTATACACCGATTATCTCATAGAAGTCGAAAATCAACCTTTACCTCGTAAACCACAGAGCTCGCGCATAGACATGTGTTCACACTGCGACACCCCGAGCAACGTCATCCACTGCCACGATACCAGCGAGCTCGTGTGTGATGGGTGCGGACTCGTACTCACGATGCTCATATCCGATGAACTCACCTACAAGGAAGAACAGGAAACTTCAAAGATTATAAACTATAGCTACAAGAGGGAGAATCATTTCAACGAGTGGGTATCACAGTTTCAAGCACAAGAGAGCACCACCATTCCAGACGAGGTCGTGGAACAACTTCGCGCCGAACTGAAAAAGATGAAAATCAAAAAGATGAGCGACATCACACACGCAAAGGTTCGTGGACTTTTGAAAAAGTTAAAATATAACAAATACTACGAACACACGCCATACATCACAAACTTACTCAATGGAATACGACCACCGAGGATGCCACAAGAACTCGAAGAGAGGTTGCGCATGATGTTTGTACACATTCAAAAACCTTTCGACGACAACTGCCCCAAAGATAGGAAAAACTTTCTTAGCTACAGCTACGTGCTCTATAAATTTTGTCAACTCCTCTCCGAAGATGAGTACTTGCAGTACTTTCCACTCTTAAAGTCGAAAGAAAAGTTGTACCAACAAGATGTGATATGGAAAAAGATATGTAGTGATCTCCGATGGGAATTCATACCCACGGTTTAAAGAACATAGCGACTTAGACATGTAATGGATTTCTGCATCCAAGAGGTCATCTTCCATCTCGAACGCGCCAAATACATCTTGCAGGAAGGGATGAAAAACCCCGAGCAGTACAAGAGGGAATCACGCGCCAGCTATGAGGTGATGGCCAAGGCGTTTCCACTCATGCTTCTATTTTCACAACTTCAAGCTTCTGATGACCAAAGTTTATCAGATAGCCACGGGACAGTTTCGTCAGACGAAGATAGTTACGAGTCTGGAGAGCCGCCGCATCCGTCAACGCCCTAACCGATTTGAACTCCAAAACCGTGTGTCCACCGACGATGATGTCGCTGCGCACGTTGCCTATCGTGTGTCCCTCAAACACAATGGGTACAATACGCTCACTCTCGTATTGTACACCTTGTTTCCTTAAGAGGACTTCCATGGCTTTGTGGTAGACACATTCATTGTAACCGGGTCCGAGATTCTCATAGATTGTGTTCGCCAGCTCAGTGATGTTCGTCATGTATAAATAAAGGCTTTAATTTTTATATCACAAAACCCCCAGTGAGGGGTGGTTCCCCCCACCCACATAACATGTTCATATATGTACTCGAACTCAGTGATGGGCGCTACTACGTGGGTCGAACCACTGACCTCGAAGTCCGTCTCGGTGCACACTTTTCCGGACACGGCTCCGCGTGGACACAGACCTACCCACCACTTCGCGCAGTAGAGACCATAGAGACCGACGACCCGTATGATGAAGACAAGGTGACACTCAAGTACATGGAAAAGTATGGAGTAGAAAATGTTCGAGGAGGGTCATTCTCACGCGTGTCCCTCACCAGCGACGAAAGGTCAACACTCACACGGATGTTGCGGGGAAATAGTGACAGGTGTTTCCGATGTGGACACACGGGTCACTTTGTGTCCGATTGTCCGAGTGCATCCTACGAACCATGGACCCACGAAGAAGACGAGCAGTTACGGGAAGAGATGCGCCAAGGT